CGACGTCATCCATAGCCCCACAGCCAATACCGGGCTTAAGAGACATAGCAGCAAACTCAGGGTGTCTACCTTGTAAACGCGCATCATCTTTACTCGTCATTTTTTTCGTTGTGTAGCCGGCAACATAGCTCGCAGAGCTGTTTGATAGAGATCCGACAAGCACGTTTCCGTTGCCCCAAGCGTCTCGCACCTCATCACAATTGACACAACACGAAGTCCGGCGATCCGAGTAACGCGAGCCTCCAAATTCACAGACCGGAGCCCCAAAGATCGCAGCATGATAATGAGGGCGCGAGGTGAGATCGCCATATTCACCGCACCCGAAATATCGCAGGGAAAAAGCTGGTAATCCAAGTCGTTCATATCGTTGAGTGATTCTTTTTCGGTACCTTTTGAGGAAGAGGGTAAAATCTCTCCGTCTAAGGGTTGACTGTAGTCCTTGTTCTGTTTCGACATACGGTAATTTCTCCTCATCATAAGTGAGAGTTACGAAGGAGGACGAGGCATGTAGTCTCGCCTCCAACGCAATGCGATGAGCCCAAAGACGCCGTTTGTTAACCCGACAAGGCATACATTGCCCGCACGGGAATATCTCCTGAAACCGCGTGAAAGGACACTCGCATAGCACGCTACATCCTGTAGCCAATGCGGATACCACCGCCACGACCACGACGGCGCATCATTCTGCGAGAGCGCATACCGCGCCTGCGACGACGAAAGGCCATTAGAACACCTGTCTGTTGTTATATTTCAGGGAAAACCAAGGAGTGTGAGAGACCTTACGAGGGGACCATTCTTGATTAGCGGGATTATACCTCCATTCATATTGTGAAAGATCAGTTCCCTTTGGCAAAAAGCCGTCAGAGATCATTCGAGACTTAGCGGGGGGTTGCTGGCCCCCCTGAAAAGTAGGAAGGATTTGATTGCGAATTGACCAAGGGATCGAAGCTAGAGGCATGTCCTCGATTGCCTCTTGCATTTCCTTAGAAGGCACAGCAGCCAATCCCGACGAAGTCCGTGAAAATTGAGTGTCAGGGATTGTGCCTTTAGCCGAATAGACGGCGCCCGGATCAGCTACCGAGCCCTTCGAACTGTCGCCCTGTCCGGGGAGAGCGTGATGTCCAGCGAGGGAGGGAAGGGCGGGATTTCGCTGTTGCTGTAGCAAGGCGATCTTGGATCGGAGTAGGTCATTCTCAAGCGATCCTCGTTCAAGCTGGAGTGCAGACAGAGCAGAGGTATAAGCAGACATACGTTCATCATCAGTCCTCGTTGCTTGGATTGCTCGGCCTATATCCTGACCCATATTTGCGACGGCATTTCCCATTGAATTATCTGCCGTCGAACCAACCGACACGGGCGAAAAGCTACTGACTTGAGCACCGAGGGCGTAAAGAGGGTGAATACCCGCCGCCTTCGCGTCTTCAACACGCCACCGAATGCCATTTTGAGCAAACTCCCGTTGTTGAGCCATATTTTGTTGAGCCATCGCCATGGATTGGGCGTTAGCGTCCTGTGACGCCTGGCGATTCATAAAGCCACCAGCGAGCGAAGCAGCGCCAGAGACGAGAGCGGGAATAGCAGCCTGCCAAACCATTGAGAGCTCCTAGCAGGAAATTGACGAATATTCGTTTCTACGACGACGCTTTGAACCGGAGCCCTTGCGTTGCTTATCGAGGGCGAAAATCACTTCACGACGCATTTTTCTACGCACGCAGCGTATTACTTTTTGAGGATTAATAAAGCCTAAATCGCCAGAAAGCATGAAGGGATTGTAGCGATTTGACCGGCGAGGGCGTTCGGAGATCTTAGCCGAACCGCCTGTCCAGAATTTAGCAGGGGAAGGATTGAGGGGGTGCCAGAGCCGATTGTCTTCGACCAGAGACAGAGGAGAAGGGACGACACCTGACAGGGGCCGCGAGGGAGAGTCAGGCAGATTCAGGAGTTCATCGAGAAGGAAGCGGCCCCTAGCGATGGTGTTAGAGACATCGCGCAGGGGAGACCTATTCAGGGGAGTGGTCGAACGAGATCGGGAGGAGTGGCCCATAAGGTTTAGTCCTAGGTGAGAAGGTGTCACCTAGCACAGTGCATATCAAGTAAAGAGCACTGTGCTAGGGGTTGTCGGTTCCACCGAGCTGGGAGGATCAGGCCGGACGGGGCGGCTTGTTGCCGGGATCATTAACCGGGGGAGTCGCATCCGGCTTTGCATCCGGTGAGCCGGAAACCGGGGCAGGAGTGGCCTCATAGGACGCGCCCGCTACCATGGTAGCGGCCTGACGTTCGCGAAGCTCCTGAACCGGCGTAGGCTCGAACATCTGCTCCCAAGGAGAAGTAGGATCATATTCCTCGTCAATGTCGAAGTCTTCGGCCTCGTCAAAGCTTTCGAGACCTTGAGATTGAGCTCGACGACTAAGCTCAGACCTAACCATTTCCCGGATATCGTCGACTATATGTCGCGGTTTTGACCAACCGATTGGCGGCGCGAGCGGAGTCGGGTCCAAGTGCTCGCGCCGTTTTTTCGGATCATTGAGCCGGCGCTCGTGGAGCTCGGCCAGTTTTTGCTCGATTTCAGAAAGTTTAGCCATGATTCCAGACCTCAGAACGTGAAGGAAGTGCCCTTAGCCGCAAGAATGCGGCGAGCCTGCATGGAGTGTTTGACCATACACCAAAGAGTATCCTCAGATTGAACAGCGAAGACCCTTTCAGTGGGAACGCATTTTACAAAGTCGGCATTCAACGCAGGCTTTGACGCAAACATACGAGCCAGATGCCAAAAGTCCAAAGTAGTGCGGAACTCGCCAGCAATACCAGACCAGTTGCGACGGTACTCGTCATAACGATCCTGATATCCAAATACACCCGTCGCAGCAGTTGAACCACCATTATAGACCTCTTGATTCAGAACCTCTTGCTGACCGATGTGTTCGAATTCCTTTTGGTAGAAGTCTTCTTTCGTTTTCCGAAGCCAAAGTTTATCCATCCCATCCGCATAGATTGTCTTGGGACGAACAGACATGAACGTGAGCACCAGACCGTGTTCCTCGAAGAAGCGCCGATAGCGATTAGAGCGAGCCGACGCTATCCCGTGGCCCTTGAGAGCACCGACAGGCGAAGGATCAGTAGCAGCAGGATCAACGCCAGTCTGAAGAACCTCAGAGAACTGAATGGTTTGTTTACCACCACCGAGATACTCAGGACGCTGCAAGCGAGCGTCCGAAGAGCGGACACCCAAATAACGAAGATACTCAGTGTAACGAGAGCCATAACGAGCGCGAGCCTCCTCATAGCGCTGAAGCGCCAGAGCCTCGCGGAGAAGGTTCACAGTGATCGCAGACGCGTTTGAGAGATCAGCCCGAACATTCGGGAAGTTTGTATCAGCGACATTTTCTTCAATGTAGAGCTGATTTTCAGCATTCGGAGAATCCGCCGCGGGACCCATCGAACGAAAGTAGGGACGAGAGACGCCGTCCGACTCGTGAACAGTGATATTTTGATTCGTAAAAGTGACGCCAGTGCCCGTGCCGATTCCAAGAACCGGAGCCGTATCGCCAAGAGGAAGTGTGACCGTAGGGCCTTTTTGTTCCCAAGGACGCGCAGAGGTGAAATAGTCCTTTTCCCAACCACATTGTTGAAGAGTGATATCCGTTGTGATGTCGCGACCACCAGCCTTCGAAAACACCATAGGAGCCTGCAAATCCTGATCGCGGTAAAACTCATTCCAGATGAGAGCATACGCACGATGCGGAAGCGCAGAGAATTGCGTGCCAGTAACAAGAGGAGGAAGACCCAGATAATCATCCAGACCTTTAAAAACCCAAGCACGATCGAAATACGGAGGGACAGACGCATCATTGCCATCCGGCCCACCTGTAATGAAATCCTCCCAGCCATCCCAAATAAGACGATTCGGGACGAACCAGTGATGTAGACGAACAGAGATCGGATGAAAGACCGGAGCCAAGAGGGGCGAGCAACGAATAAGAGCAGACGTTGCATGTTGAATTGTATCACCGGGTAGAACCTCACAGAGACCCACCGGATAGAGCGAGCCCATGTTTTGTGTTTGAAGCCGATAATACGAAAGGTTGAATTTTGAGCGCTTCATTAGAGTGTTTTCCTTTGTTTGAAGATTTTCATACGCGCGTGAAACGACGCCAGTTTTCCTTCATTCTCCGCTGCCAATTGAAGTTTCGCAGACGGGAGCTCCTTAGAGACGCGAGCACGATCGAACAGAGCGAGCACCTCGGGACGTTTTTCATACGTGGCCTCTTTACCAGTTAGCGTTGAGAGACGTTTACGTAAGTACCGCCCAAGCGGGTGATAAGCAGAACCAACACGAAGAGCAGCAGGAACAGGAGCGTCATATTCCAAGATAACCGACGCGACGTCATCCATAGCCCCACAGCCAATACCGGGCTTAAGAGACATAGCAGCAAACTCAGGGTGTCTACCTTGTAAACGCGCATCATCTTTACTCGTCATTTTTTTCGTTGTGTAGCCGGC